AATGAATACAAAGAAATACTAGGTGAATCTTATGATGAATTTATTGAATATTGGTGTGAACCTGACAAGAATGGTAAAACACGATATGAACTAGAAAAATTTTTTGATGTAAAACGCAGAGTAAATACTTGGATAAAAAACAAATTAAGATATGGAAATTCAAAAACATTTAGCACAGGCACTACAAGTGAATCAAGAATGGCAGCCCTTAAAGAGTGGGTACATAGTTGATAATGAAATACTTAACTCTTTTAATGGTGATAAACTTAACCTAGTATCACCAATAACTTTAAGGGAAAATTTGGCTTACATATTTACTTTACTTGGATTTAAAAATTATCCTGCTAAAGAAGAAATGGCAATCATAGAAGATTTTATTAGAACTAGTTACCCATTGTATACAATACAAGAATTTAGAATTGCTTTTAAAATGGCAGTTCAGGGTAAGTTAGATTGCAGTACAGAACACTATGAAAAGTTTTCACCGAAGTTTATTGGTCAGGTTATGGTAGCTTATACTAAAAAAGCTAATGAAGTTAGAAAAATAGCAAAACCTATTATAAACGAATTAGAGCCACCTAAATTAACCGATGATGAAATAGTATCATTCACACAGAAAGAATGGCTAGAATCGGCTAAAAATGACTTTAACAGGGTATTTAACGCAGAAAAGGTATTTGATATTTTAATAAAACAGGAAAAATTGAAATTTCATCCTAGCGAAATGCTCCAAATTGTTAGAATTGTAAGAGAGGATAATGCTCAAAGATTGCAGAAACTTTATGGAACAGATGCAAAAGAGTTTAATAAAAGGATTAAAGATGAAAATTTTGTAGACACACAATGTAAAAAATTAGCACTTGTCAAATATTTTGAAAACCTATCAAGTTAGGTACACCCATTACGGAGTTGTAAAGTGGTGCTATACAAATAACTTTAAAGACTGCTATTTATCTATACCTGATTTAGAAAACAATAAAGACAGGCTTTTATTCACAAAAGAATTCTACGAAAAATTATGGATATTTCAGCAAACGAACTTACAAAATGGGCAAAGTTAAATTTAGGTTACATAGGTGTAAGACTAAATAGAGTTAATAATATACCTTATGGCAGAAGAAAAGGAACTATAGAAAAAGGATGGGCAGACCTACAGGGTTATAACCAAGAAGGTAAATATGTTATGGTAGAAGTTAAAAAACTAGGTGATAAATTAAGTAAAGAACAAATTGAAAGATTTACAGATTGTTGGAAATGTGGAAGTTTAGTCTATATTTGTACTGAAGTAGATAACAAACCTGCTTTAGTTGAATGGACAAAAATAAAATTATAGAGCAATATTGGCTTAATGATGAAGTAAATCAGGCTTTTGCAAAGATGCAACCTGAAGAATTGCAATATGATTTGAAGGTTGAAGTATTTATGGTATTATTGGAAATGGATGATGAAAAGTTATTTGGCTTATATGAAAGAGGTGAAATAAGATTTTACATAGTAAGAACTATGCTTAATATGATTAAATCAGACAGAAGCCAATTTTGGAAAAAGTACAGGAACTATACAGAATATGAAGATAATGAACAAGTTGAAGTGGAGCAAAATAGTATTATAGATATTATGGAAAATGGCATAGAAAAACTACATTGGTATCAAAAAGAAATATTAAACCTGTATACATTTGAGTTTAATAAAAACGCAAAGGAATTAAGTAGAAAGACAGGTATACCTTATATGTCAATCATAAGAACTTTGAAACAAACCAAAAACGAACTAAAAAAACATATTAGGAAATGATTCAAATTATTATAACAAGTGTCTGTACATCATTATTTTTTAATTCTATACACAACTTACACCGTAAATGGAAACTCAACTTCAAACCTTTCAGTTGCGGAAGTTGTTTGGCTGCGTGGGTTGGGGTCGTATTATATTTCTCACCTAAATTAATTTTAGATATTGCAAGTGTATTATTTATTTCAGGTTATCTAGGTGCAATTATTGAAACATTAATGTATAAAATATGGAACTAGAACACAGGGAGTTTTTAAAAGAACATTATAATAATTACGAAACTGCATTAAGTGGTTATGTAAGAAATTTAGATTTGCCTGTACTTAAAATGTATGAGCATATTTATAAGTTATATCTTAATCCTACTTTTATTCTTACCATTTGGTGTGGTGATTGTAGGATGCAAATGATATTAAAATTATACGCATACTATATAGCTTTGCCTGAAATAAAGAAAGAAAATTTAATTGAATTAACTAATGATAATTTTGAGGAAGATACAATAATTAGTTTTATAACAGAACAACCTATTAAAAAAACTAAAAAGAAAAAGAATGGCTAATTATATACATCCAACTGCAATCATAGGTGATAATGTTATATTAGGTGATAATAATTATATAGGTGCTTATTGTATTATAGGTGACCCTGCTGAACATAAAGCATTTTGGAAATATGAAAGAAATGTAAATAATAAAGACAATGGAATGAGAGAGGTTATTAGTGGTAGAGTTATAATTGGAAATAATAATATAATCACAGGATTAGTTACAATAGATGCAGGAACAGAACAAACTACTTATATAGGTGATAATTGTTTTATAATGAAACATTCACATATAGGTCACGATTGCACAATAAATTCAAATGTTACAATCAGTTGCGGTGCTAAAATTGGCGGACATTCTGTAATAGGTGAAAAATCTAATATAGGATTGAATGCAGTATTGCATCAGTTTAGCCAAATTAAAGTAGGTTGTATGATAGGAGCAAGTGCATTCTTTAAAGGTGAATCAGAACCATATACAAAATATGCAGGTGTTCCTGCCAAATCATTAGGAAAAAATATAATAAAATGAACGCAGTAATATTTTTAAACTATCAAAACAATAGTGTTAAAACATTAGGTATTAACTTATCTAATGCAGGTACAGATATTGAACAAGTTGTAATAGTAAAAGAAAAAGGTATAGCTAATGCCATTAATGTAGGTTTAAATAAAATAGACTTTAGCCACATTCAATATGTTACTTTGTTATCTAATGATATATTAGAGCCTGATAATTGGTTAAAGGTAAGGAATGACTTTATGCAAGATAAAATGATAGGCATTTGTTCTATTCCTTTAGTTGGTGGATTTGATGATACTACTGACATTATAGGGAACTTCACAATAAGTAAAGAGGTAATTAAAAATGTAGGTGCGTTTAATACTGCACTTGACCCATACGGAGCAATTGACCTAGACTATTGCACACGAGTTAGAGCAGCAGGTTTATATACTAAATACATTCGTACAGGTTATGCTACACACATAGAACAGAATGGAATAGATGCTTATGGTTATAATAAAAATGATTTAGTTAAAAGTACTTGGGAATTACATAGTAGCAATGTATCTAATTATGCAAATGGCAGCAAAACATATTACCTTGCATTATAACCAAAACAAATAATTTATGAAATTAAGATTAGTAAAAATTACGGATGCACTAGAAAAAGAATTGTATTATCAAATTCAGAAAAAAACATTTTTGTTTGGTTGGATTGCAATAGGCAATAGAAGAAATGGTGTAAAATGTACTTTCACAAGTTTAGATGATGCTAAAAAATATTATAAGGCTTACAAGGCTGAACAGTTATATAAAACAGAAGTAATTGAAACACAATAATATATGAGAATATTAGCAATCACAAGTAAGTTTAGTGGTGTAGGTTATCATAGAATTATGATGCCTTTAGTTAATATGCAGAAAGACTATTGTATGATTACAGATACAATTAATGAAGCAGTATTTGATAACAATTATGACATAGTAATATTTAATAGATTCCTAGCACATACAGAAATAAGTATGCTTGAAGCTATGCGAAAAAGATATAACTTTAAGTTGGTAGTAGATAATGATGACTATTGGATTTTACCACCATCACATATTTTATATGAACGATACCAAAATAGTGATGTAACACAACGCATTATAGATTTTATTAGGATTGCAGACCTTTGTACCTGTACACACGAAAGATTAGCAGAAGAAATATCAATATATAATCCTAATGTAGAAATACTTCCAAACGCTTTACCTTATGGCAAAGAGCAGTTTCAAGATAATAAGATTGAATCAGATATGGTTAGGTTGTTTTGGTCAGGGTCAGGAACTCATACAGTTGATTTAGATATTTTACGACAACCAATGAAGAAAATAAACTTCCCTGTTCGTACAGTTATTGCAGGTTATAATCTAGGTGAAAAACATTTGTGGGATAGAATGATAACTACATTTACTAATGGCTTAAAGTTAAACCCTACCATATATGACTATGCAGAAATCACAAAGTATATGGGTGCTTATGCAGATAGTGATATAAGTTTAATTCCTTTAGTAGAAAATAAGTTTGGTTCAATGAAATCAAATCTAAAGGTATTAGAAACTGCTGCAAAGAAAAACCCTGCCATAGTTAGCAATGTCCATCCTTATAAAAATATGCCTGTATGTTATGTAAACACACAACAAGATTGGTACAAATGGATTAAACTATTGACCTTTGATGAAGCAGCAAGAACAGAATACGGACAGAAGTTATTTGAGTTTTGTGATAGGAAGTTTAACTTTGAGGATATAAATAATAAAAGATTCGCTATTTATAATAAACTTATAGGTAATGAAAAATCACACTAAAGTGTATCTAAACCATTTTGGTTACACAGGTGAGGATTTTATACCTTGTGAAACTTGTGGAGCAAGGGCAGTTGACATTCACCACATAGAAGCAAGGGGAATGGGCGGAACAAAGAAGGCAGACACAATAGATAATCTTATGGCACTATGCAGAGAGCATCATATAGAATACGGAGACAAGAAACAATATATAGAATTTTTAAAAGACATACATAAACAAAAACTAGGATGATAATACTACCTGCACAGATAGAAGGCTTAACTTCTAGGAAGGACAAAACAATTAAGGTAACATTTGGAACACAAGAACTATCACCAAACGATGCAGCACAGGTATTTCAACTTAACCAAAGATTCTGTTATATAGCCATCAAAGAAGAACCATTTCAACAGGATGAACTAGATAACATAGATAGCATTAAGACAGACCTAGAAACAAATAAAACCCCATCACAAAGATTAAGGGGTATTTTGTATGTTAGCTATCAACAAGATAACGAAGGATTCAAAGATTTTATGACATACTATGTTAGCAAGATGGATAAACTTTGTGAGCATTTTAAGTCTAAATTAGATAAATAAACAGAACAAAAACAGAATGAGCAAAGAACATTTAATACCATTTGTAAAGGGTCAGTCAGGTAATCCTAATGGCAGACCTAAAAAGTATGTTAGCTTACTTATTGAACAGGGGTATAAGTTATCTGAAGTAAACGATACAATGCAAAATCTTATGGCAATGAATGAGGAGCAACTTAAATCTATACAGGATGATGTTTTAGCAACTGCATTAGAAAGAACTGTATGCAAGGCTATTTTAAACTCAATGAGCAAAGGAAGCCTATATTCAATAGAAACTTTATTGACTAGGGTATATGGTAAGCCAAAGGAACAAATGGATATTAAATCAGATAATAAAATAGAAGTTATCTTTGTAGATGGTAAAACCATTTTATAATGCAAATATTCTTACCTAACCCCCACGCAAATCAACAGAAGATACTAGAATGCGACAAGCGTTTTAGGGTAGTGATGTGTGGCAGAAGATTTGGTAAGTCAGAACTATCACAGATACTTTCAGTCACATACGCAGTTAAAGGCTATTCTGTGGCTTATATTACCCCTACTTATGGGTTGGCAAAGGTTTTCTTCAGTAAGCTAACAGAGAGCCTAGAATTGCCTAAAAACAAGTCAGACCTTAAAATAGATTTCCCCAATGGTGGACAGATTGAATTCTTTACAGGGGAACGATTAGATAATTTAAGAGGTCGCAAATTTCATTTGGTTATCATAGATGAAGCATCCTTTATCCCTGACCTTGAATCAGGATGGCAGAATAGCATCAGACCAACCCTGACAGATTATAAAGGGAAGGCAATATTTCTTTCTACACCTAGAGGTAAAAACTATTTCTATAGTTTGTTTATGAAGGCAGGTGAAAATGATTGGGCATCATTTAAGTTTACTAGCTATGATAACCCATTCATAGACCCAATGGAAATAGATGAAGCTAGGATGCAACTGCCGAATGTAGTATTTGAGCAGGAATATATGGCGAATCCTAGTGAGAATAGTGCGAACCCATTTGGTAACAAATTCATTGAGAATTGTATTAAGCCTATGAGCAACCAACCTGTAGTTACATTTGGCATTGACCTTGCAAAGTCAGTTGACCATACAGTAGTCATAGGATTAGATAATGCAGGTAATGTGGCTTATTTTGACAGGTATCAAATGGATTGGCATAATACCAAAGAAAACATTAAAAGGCTGCCTAGATGTCCTATATTAGTAGATAGCACAGGTGTAGGTGACCCTATCCTAGAAGATTTACAAAGGGAGGGAATAGCCATTGATGGTTTAAAGTTTACGAGTTCAAGTAAGCAACAGATAATGGAAGGCTTGGCAAATGCAATACAACAGGGTAGAATAGGATTCCCTGATGGAGTAATAGTAAAAGAACTAGAAGTATTTGAATATCAGTTCACCGCAAATGGAGTTAAGTACTCTGCACCTAGCGGATTTCACGATGACTGCGTTATGGCATTGGCTTTAGCGTGGAATAATTTCAGCATTAAAAGGGGTAATGGCAGGTATTCTTTTATGTAATTACCGTTCATCCTTGATATTTACCGTTCATCACAAAGTTTAAAAATAGTTAGCAAAATGTTTGGAAGTAGTATATAAGTTTATATATCTTCGCTGTATCAAAA